AACCGACCACCATTCAGCAGTCTAATCAGGTTTTGAGGACCGCCATCCGTGAACGCCTTCGAGCCGCCGATTGTCGCATTGATATTCGCAAGACGAGCAATCTTCCTGTTGTTTCCGACCGCAAGACCGAGCCACGCCTTGAACTGTGCGACATAAGCGTAATACTTCGCCGTAGTATCGTCAGCGTCGGCAATAGGTTCTTTGCCTTTGTCCCTTACGGCCACGCCAAGTTGTGTATTCTTCATCCAACCAGGTGGATAAATGCCATACGCCCCGCCTGTTTCGTCCGTGTTCCATTCCACAATCAGGACTGATGTTCCGGTCGAGGAATGTCCGTTGGAAATCACGTTGTTGAGTCCGGTAGGATTGAGAGAACCAAGACGCTGCAAAAGGCCGTCGATATTCTCGCCACCGTCCGACTTTGCACCATTGATGAATGAATAAACTACGTCCTCGCCGAGTTTCCTGGCGTGTGCTTCATCTTCCTGACGCAGTTTTACTGCTGGATTGGCAAGAGTATCAACCTCATCCTCGTCAATTTCCCTTCTCCGTTCTTTGAGCATAACATCCTCAAAGACGACCTGCTTATTGAGTTTCGAGGACTTGACACCCTTGTACATCGACCTGTCTGTGCTGGCCGCCATACCAGTATCGCGAACGAGCCGATGCTTCAAACCCATATTGGCTTCGACGAAGGGAATATCGGCGAAGAAATCGTCCACAAGCTCATTCATCACCTTGATTAACGGCTGGACTGTCTTGCCGTCAACGGTATCCTTCGCCCTATCCAATAGGGTGTATTTAGTATTGATATAAATTGTTGCCATTAAATGACTCCTAAAAATCAAGTTTTCAAAATTACTTAGTTTTCGGGAGTCAACCGCTACATCGCGGATTCCCTGACGCTCAACGGTCGTTTACACCGACCTGCACTTTGCAGGTTAAGCATCAGTTCCCTTGCGGGGTCGCTGAACATATACTAAACCGAGTCGTCCCTTGCGGGATTCGGTTGTTATTTTCCACTGCCTTGATAATAGCATCATCAATTCTTTTATTGATGCGCTTAAAAGAATTTCTTGTTTTGGCAGAAATATCAAAGCAAACGTATGGTTTTTTATTCTGCATTATTTACTATATTGGTTTTCCACTAATCGGGTCATATTTATACGTCAATGGCCAGCCATCGCCTGCCGGCTCTCCGGCATTAACGCCACCGACCGTATGACCTTCGAGAACAAGCGGGGCTATTTCAGTTCCTAATAATTCTCTTATGGCCGGATGGTTCAGGATCCCATAGGTTGTTAATAAGTCCGACACGGCCTTGCCAACTTTGAATTTGGAGAGAGTTTCATCGCCAGTCTTGATAAATGCCGGATATTTTTCCTTGTATTTATCCTTCAAGGTCTTCTCGTCAGCCTGCATCAGCTCAAGACCCTTATCCTCAAGAGCCTTGTTCTGCGCCTGCAATGCGGTAACAACCTTGCCCCAAATACCAGATAGAACTTTATTTGGCACACCACCTTCGTGGGCTGCCGTCCTTACCACACCGGCAATAACCTCGAATCCGGCCTTGTCATCATCATCAGGAATTTGTAGTTCGTAAGTTTCTGGCTTATCCGGCACGCCTACTGCTTTTCTATAAGCAGCAATCTCCTCTTTAGTTGCCTTATCATCGGGGACTTTCACCATCCCCTTATATTTTTCAGCATACTTCGCTTCGTTCTGTGTCGCCTTGCGCTGGGCAGTAGCCGCCATTTTCGTTAAGGACTTGAAATCCTTAATGTTATCGAACATCTTTGTCGGCTCTTGTTTCGTTTCGGGGTCGTTATAGTAATCATTCTCAAGTAAGACCGGCAACTGTTCCTTAAACTCCTCTGTAAATACCCCGTTTTCGTCCATCAATTCGTTCATTTTGTTCTCCATTTCTTAAATATACTTTTGATACCCTTTAGAAAATTCATTATCCTGCCGGTATCGGCACAACTAACCTCCTCATTCCAGTAAATCGTAGCCAGTAAATCTTTGGCGAAGTTGTTCAGCTCCATATCTCTCTCGTTGTCGCAATGTTCTAAAAATTTCAACTTCTCAAGCATACGGGCAAGAACATATTGACCTTGTTCTGTCAGGAAAACAGCTTTGAAGGCGTGTATGGTTTGGTTGTTCTCCTCAAGATTAACCGTCCAAGTTTGCAATATATCTTTTATATCATTTGCCATTAACTTTTGCTCGCTCTCCTTCTGGCCACTTTGCGATGTTCTCGATACATACCATAACATTTCCCAGCAGCCTGTTCCTGATTTAGACCTTCATTTTTAATGCAATAGGCGATACATCGACTCACATAATCCTGTTCAGATTCATTTGGTTTTGGTTCTGGCATTATCTTAACCCCAGCTTTCTTTCGATAGCCCACAGCCGCAATTCGTGGTCGTTGATAGTAGATACGCCAAGGGGGACCTGCGGGACTACAACATCTGCCTCCATTTTCAGCGCTTCCGACTTCACCTGTTCAATCTTGCGTTCTTTCTCAATTTCTGCCTCTTTTTCTGGTGAAATAAGCACGTTACCTTTCGGCAGTAATGCTACCAATTCCGCATAACTCGTTGTCTCGTCATACGAAATCTTCAGTATTTCCAACTGTGCCATTACTTGTTCTTTTGACATTTTTGCCATTGTTAATCCTTTCTTATATTTACGCCGCCTGTTCTGCTAACTTACTTAACACACTGTCGGATTCGATTTTCTTGGATAAATTCGGAACTGCTGAAGTTGCCTTTATCGCCAGTTCCGCCTGCATCTGCTGTTCTGCCTGTTGTGCTGCTATCGCTCGCAATTCTGCGACAGCATCGGGGTCTCGGATAATATCTTCCGGAGTATTATTAGTCTTTAGAATCTTTCTCATAAGCTCATCGCCCTCAACCACAAAGGCAGCATCGGGACTGACAGACAAAACCTCTCTGATATTGGCTATCGTAGTCAACAAATTGCCCGTCTCATAGTATTGTTTCAATAATTGGAACAATGGTCCGATATACTGAACATCTATCCTGCCGTTGGTAGCGTCCAAAACTTCCTGCGGCGGCTCGGGGGCATCGCCGGACTGTGCCTCCAGCGAATATATCCTATCAAACTCCATATCCGTAGTAGCGCCCAACGTTCCCATAAACGGAGCAAGCATAATACTCTGCTCACCCTTAATCAGACGAGCTTCGCCTAATGTTCTTGTATTTTGACTCATAGTAAGAGCAAGGAATAAAGACACGCCAAACCTGTCGTTAACCATCGCCTGCCATTTACTGTGCTGGTCTGCCCCAAAGGGATAGCCCGAAGAATCTATTAAGCGAGCTATTAAGTCGCCCATTTTTAAGCCTTGCGTTTCTTTTGATGATGCGAAATTAACACCACCTGCCCTTAAATCCAATTTATGCTTGAGAGCAGACGTAATCAGCATAGGTGGCCTTGCGGCCACTTGTGAAGCCAACAGCATATCCTTCGACATAAAATTGCAGGTCAAAATCTCTATCAGCATTTGAGACACTATCCCGCGACCGTATCCTTCGTGTGAGGGACGATTAAGAGACCAGGGTATCGGATTAAGTGTGTAACTTCCAGTCTGCCTCATCATCTTGCCGTTATCCTCGGCGCTGGCATTAACGTAATAATGCTGCCAGAGCATATCTTTAATGCCGACACCTTCTGGATTGTAGTCTTTATTACGATATACTCCGTGAATAACAACAACCTTCTGATTCGAGTCGGAATCCATCTTGAATGCCTCTTGCTGTATGGGACTTAATGCCTGATTGCCGAACTCGTTGACTACTTCTTCCATACTTTTACTGAATTTGTGATGTATGTGCAGGACTCTGCCCCACCAGTCATATTTAACCCAGAACTCCCTCGGATGAGGCACGTTAGTCATTATCTTGCCGTCGACCTTGTCCTTGTCGATATACATAAATGAATCACCGATACAGCCGGAATCTCTAATCGCGGTGAGTTTCGATGCGTAGTAATCCCGGCTCGAACTCAAGACAAACCGCAAATGCTCGTCCAATTCCTGTAGCCACTCATTGATGCGCTTGGAATCCCGCAACTTGCGGTCGGACATCTGCTCGGAGAACCAGTTAGTCTCTTTCGGCATATAATTGCCGATAATTCCGTTAGACCATATCTCGAAACCCCTGAAAGCAGTAGCATCGTAAACTTTACGAGACCAGAGATTACTCTTGCCCTTTTTGCTATCGTCGAAAGTGCAGTAATAATCCCATTGGTCGCTGCGTCCGGGGTAAGCTAAAGCAGTCGATAACTGTTTCAAAGACTCGTAATCCTTGCGGTCAGTCTCAAGAATACCCTGCTCATCAATTATGTTTTTGGGGGTTTTGGTCATACTCCGGCCCCCAACTGCTGCCTGTATATGTTCGGCTGCTTCCCAATGCCCAAGGCCAACAGTGTCGCCCTTTGTTTCTTCGCTAACCTCTTGCGAAGAGCTTCCTCTTCTTCTTTTTGTGTTACTTGCTGAACTGGAACAACTGTTTCAACGGGAGGTAACTCCTCCGGCACTGGAATTTTGGGACTCTTAGGTTTACCACCAAATAACCACGTCATAGTTATAACCTCGACAAACTTAATAAATAGTTATCTTGATTATTATCACTCTTTTCGTGTGGGTCGAACTTAACCTCCGGCACTGGGTAGCCGATGACCTGTCCGCCGATTTCCATAGAACGATAAGCCACACCTAATCCGCAAAACATATCCCCAACGTGCCTGCCCCAGCTCTTGACCGGCTCATCGAAATATATAGGTTTGTCAGGCGTGCTTAATGCTTCGTTCTTTCGCTTGCGCCAATCCAGCAGGCCATCAAAACACTCTCTCGCCTTTTCTGACCACCAGCATAAATCACATAAATCCTGCGCAATCCGAACTTGCTCATCTTTAGAAGGCGGGTTAATCTTTTCAAAATCAATACCAAGATTGTGCGCAACATCAATCGTATATTGACCGCTGTGGCTGCTCTTTGCGTTCGAGCCATCAGGAAACACATCGGGCAGGGTAAAATGGCCTCCATATTTATATTTGCGCTCCTGAAGCATTAAAGCATAGCCCGGCAAGCCGATGCCCTTTTCGTCATAATAAAAATCAATTATTCGTATCTGTTCTTTAATGAACTGGACAAATCCCCAGGCAGAATACATATCGCCAATGTCGCTGAAGGTATAAACCGGAGCCGTAACGTCATAAACAATCTCGCCAACCCTGCCATCACTTTCAGCTTTAGCAAGCCACTTACCGAGATATGTACCAACAGTGTATTCCGGCTTACGGCCTAAAACCCTAATTGCGTATTCGTTTGAGTCCTCGCCATATTTATTGCGGATTGCCGCTTCGTATTCCCTACCAGCAACGCCTGGGATAACTTCTCTACCTTCTTTATAATTTGGCGTGTCTTTAACACTGATATTTATGCAATGCCACGTCGGGTCTTTCTCGCAGTCAGCAAAAGAACCGTAAGCACTTGTAGGATTGCCGATTACAAGTATTTTACAATTTGGGTTAGCGAGTAAATGCTCCGCCGCCTTCCAAATCTGCGGCAGTATTCCAGCGGCCTCATCAAAGATTATCAAGACATATTCGTTGTGATATCCCTGAAACCTCGTAGCTTCGCCTGTAACCGTATCTGGTTTAGTGGCAAAACCATAAGCGAACCATTTGCGACTTGGGTCAATATCTAACTGTGTAGCCGTCAACTTACCGCCTAAAGGAATTTTAGCATTCGTGTGAGCTACGTGAATCTCCTTCCAAAGTATTTTTTCAACCTGGTCAAAGGTAGGAGCTGTGCTAATGACTGTAGAAGGCTTATGAGTAAATAAAAACCCCAAAGCAATCCGAGCAGCTTCAAAAGTTTTAGAAACAGTATGACCGGCATAAACGCAAGTTTTCTGATTATCCCTAACACTTTCAGCAACTTCCACCATTTTAGACCAAACAAAAACAGGATTAACATCCAGACAATCAACTTGAAAGCGTATCGGATCAGGTTGATATTTAGCAATGAACTTCTGCTGCTTCGTTAATTGCGGCTTTCGTTCTGCTACTGCTACTGTCATAATTTCCTCAAAAATGCGGCAAGCGTCTCCATTGTCTCTGGTCCTAAATCATGTTGCTGTATCGGCTTGCCAAATATGCGGTCAAAGATTATATCTGCCGACTTCGTATCACCCTTCTTCGCTTTACGTTTAAGGGCAGCGATTATAGCTTCAATATCTTTTTTACTAACAGCCGCTTCGAAGGCCGCCCGAAGTTTAGCAACGTGTGCTGCTCGTGGGTTTATATGACCGGCCGCCTCTTTGTTGCCTGCAGCAAACTCGCCATTTACTTTGTGGCCGTGTTTGACGATTTTGACGTTTTGGTTCGCCTTGTCCATTATTGCCCCGTGAATTTCTCTCTACGATGAGCTGTG